GTTCACTGACTCACCCTACTCTTACAGGTCCAAACCTGCAAAATGAGTTAACTGTGTCGGCGGATCTTACAGAGACTTCTCTGGAGCAGGCTTTAATCGACATCTCAGCTTTCACAGATGAGCGTGGATTAAAAATCGCTGTTCAAGGCAACAAGCTGATAATCCCTAAAGAGCTTCAGTTCGTGGCAGATCGCATCTTGAAGTCTACTCTGCGCGTTGGTACAGCAGATAACGACATCAACGCCGTCCGCAATATGGGCATGGTTCCACAGGGCTACACAGTCAATCACTATCTGACTGATCCTGACGCTTGGTTCATTATCACTGATGCGCCAAACGGAATGAAGATGTTTAATCGTGTGTCTATGTCAACTGGCTTTGAAGGCGAGTTCAACACAGGCAACGTCCGATATAAGGCTCGTGAGCGCTATAGCTTTGGCTTTAGTGATCCACGCGGTATATTCGGATCACCCGGTACTCCATAAAAAGAGTCTAGGTAATGAAAAAGGCCCTTCGGGGTCTTTTTTTATGCCTTAGATAAGACTAAGCTAAACTCTGTGCCCCTTGAAGTGTTAGCCCGTCTTAACCGACGGGCTTTTTTTGTGCATCCTTCAAATAACTGGTATATACTGAAAGTGATCCGGGGCTAACCCGCGTTTCTGACCGTCCCCGGCGGACGACATGCAGACAGAATCGCTGAAACTCGCATGTGAGGAATCTCAAATGGCTAAGACCACATTCTCAGGTCCAGTAATATCACTATCAGGCTTTGTACCGCGCGGATATAAAAACCAAGTTGTTCTAACAGGGACGGCCAATACTCTTTCTGTTTTACCCTATGTAAACAGCACCACAGGTGCTCAAATAACGGGAAATGCAGGTAAAATGAACCTGTTTAACGACACTTTGGCCGGAGGAGCAGGCACAATTACTTTACCTGCTTTAAAAGACACCACCCCGGAAGACCCGACAAGTCCTGACCAACAAAACGATTTTGGGGCAGTCATATCTCTTTATTTATCTCAAGATTTAGCTAATGATCTAGTAATAAGTTCTGCCGCAGGCGATGTACTGACAGGTACTGCTTTAATCATAGGAGCAGCCGGAGCTGTAACAGGGTTTTCTGCCAGTGCTGCCGCAAACAATAATACTATTACGCTGAATGGGTCCACTAAAGGTGGTCTTATAGATACGGAAATTCATATCATGGCGGTTAGTGCAGATACTTGGTACATCAATATGGTCGGAATGGGTTCAGGAACTACTTTAACTCCTTTTAGTACCGTATAAACTTTAACTTAACGAGGAAAGATCATGGCTAATAATCTAGGACTTTGGGGCGCTCCCCTTCCAGCAGATAAAGACAAAGCACCCCCTAAAAAGACACCAGCAAAAAAGAAAGCTGCTAAATAGTCTTTATAGGAGGCGACTATGAGCGCAAGTAATATATCGGTAGTAACAAAACAAGCGTCAAATGCCGCTGTGTCAGGGCGAACGCGATTGATGGGAGTATACTTTCTCAATTTACTGGGAGACGGCGCTACCAACACGCAAGGAACCATTAATCTTAGAAATGGTTCAGACGTGTCAGCGCCTGTGCTTTGGACTATTGGAGCGCCTAAACCCGCAGGTGGCATGAGTATAGATGTCCCTGACGCTGGAATTTTGTTCAGTGCAGGGATATTTATAGATATTGTAACCTTAACGCCGGCAACTTCAGTCACAGACGTGACGCTGATGTTTGAAGGCGGAGCGGCTGCTTAGTGGCGACGACCAAAACTGTAAAGCGAACGCCCTCTGGTCGGGTTAGCTACCGAGGGGAGTCCTTCTCTGGTTACAACAAACCAAAAAGGACTTCCGGCGGTAACAAAAAGTTTGCAGTTTTAGCTAAGAAAGGCGACGACGTTAAGCTGGTAAGGTTTGGAGATCCTGATATGAAGATCAAAAAAGCCATTCCAGCTAGACGTGCCAGCTTTAGAGCACGCCATAAGTGCGACACAGCCAAAGATAAGTTTAGTGCAAGGTATTGGAGCTGTAAAAAATGGTAGCTAAAAAAGGTTTGTATGCCAATATCGCGGCCAAAAAGGCACGCATAGCAGCGGGATCAAAAGAAAAAATGCGAAAGGTAGGGGCAAAAGGAGCGCCTACAGCAGCCGCGTTTAAAAAGGCTGCTAAAACCGCCAAGCCTGTATCAAAAAGGACAGGCGGGATAATTAAAAAAGGTTCTCATAGAATGCCTGACGGCACAATCATGAAAGACTCAGCTCATAAAGCTCAATCCAAAAGGAGTAAGTAACATGGCAGGACGTGGAATGGGAGCCGCCACCCAAGGCGGAGGGGCAGTAAGAAGTGGCCCTAGAAATAAGATGCTAAAGTCTAGAAGTAAGACTACGGGAATTCCGATGTATGCTTCAGGCGGCGCTGTTAAGAAAAAGAAGAAGTAATGGCTACGTCTAATACAACAGACTTCAACCTCTCGATAGACGAGATTGTTGAGGAAGCATTTGAGCGGTGCGGAATGCAGATGACTTCGGGTCATCAGCTATCTTCGGCTACGCGCTCTTTGAATCTGTTGTTCTTGGATTGGGCCAATCGTGGCCTAAATTTGTGGACCATCGAGCAGGCTACGTCTGCTTTGGTTAAAGGGGATAAAGAGGTCTTACCTGGCGCGGATACCGTCAATGTCTTATCTGCTGTCATTAGACAAACGATTAACGGGCAGCAGCAAGATGTAAGTATTTCGAGAATAAGCCGTTCCGAGTATTTAAACGTACCGAACAAGCTTACCGAGGCTAGGCCCACTCAATACTATGTCCAGCGAACTATAACGCCTACTATTTTTCTCTGGCCTGCTGCAGACAAAGCCTACACGCTTGTCTACTACCGGATTCGACGCATACAAGATGCGGGCGCTTATACTAATACTTCGGATGTGAATTTTAGATTTCTGCCTTGTTTAGCTTCAGGATTGGCATACATGCTTTCTTTGAAGTTTGCAGCAGATAGAACTACAGGATTAAAAGCTCTTTACGAAGAAGATTTTCTTCGTGCAGCAAATGAGGACAGGGACACCGCAAGCGTCCACTTTGTCCCGGCTGTAAGCTAAGATGGCTTACGCGAGCGGTAAATTTGCAGTAGCTATTTGCGATTACTGCGGCTTCCAATATCCTTACCTTACACTGCGTAAGAATTGGAAAGGCTTCATGGTCTGCCCTGAAGACTACGAACCCAAGTCTCCGCAAATAGAGCCTTTGACTTATCGAGGCGATGCGGTAGCTCTTCAGGACCCCCGCGTTGACCGAGGCCAGTCGTTAACCGTTATTGTAAATAATGTAGGTGGGGACACCCCGTTTCAGACAATCCCCGGCTCGATGCAGCCCGCTCCGGCAACTATTGCAGTTCAAGGGGTGGGTCAAATAGGCTCCGTAACAGTGGTGAACACCTAATGACGTATGATGAGCTAGTAACTAATATTAGGAACTACACCGAAGTGGACAGCAATGTGTTCACTGCTACTGTGATAAATACCTTTATCACGATGGCTGAAAACCGAATTCTGCGTGACATAGATCTTGATGTTTTTAGAATAGAGGCCACAGGCACGTCTACCAAAGGCAATAGGTTCTTGATTGCGCCGTCTGGAATTCTTACGCATAGATATTTAATGACAACGATAGCGGGTGTTCAGACTTTCCTAGAGTTCAGGGACACCTCCTTTCTAAAAGAATATTGGCCGGATTACTCCGTCGAAGGCGTGCCTAAGTATTACTCCGTTTGGGATCAAAATACTTTTTACCTAGCGCCTACACCTAATGCAAATATTGACGTGCAAATGGGCTATATAACTCGCCCTCTGCAACTCTCCGCTGCTACCCCTACGACTTGGATAAGTACTAATGCGCCCGAAGTCCTTTTGTATGCCTGTTTAGTCCAAGCATACAGCTACACTAAAGGACCCACGGAGATGCTGCAATTCTTTGAGGCAAGCTATACGCAGGCTATTCAAGGGCTTGGTATTGAGCAACAGGGTCGTCGCAGAAGAGATGAGTACAGAGATGGTATTATTAGGGTACCCCTTAAATCGGAGTCTCCTGGTCCATAATAGGCAGAGTAGACAAGGGGTGTTACCTACACCTAAAACAAGGTCAACTTAGAGTAGGCCACGTTAATTTAAAGAGGAAACACAAATGGCTATTTCACAGGCTATGACAACATCATTCAAAGTTGAAATCCTTGGTGGAGACTTTGATTTCAGCAGCGGTACAACACAGGTCTTTAAGATCGCACTGTTTACTTCATCTGCTACGCTAGGTGCGACTACTACCGCGTATGCAACAACTAATGAAGTGGTAGGCACAGGTTACTCAGCGGGTGGTAACACCCTGACTATTTCTGCAAACCCCGCGTCTACAGGCACTACGGCGTTCTTGGACTTTGCCGACACTACGTGGTCTGCTGCGACTATTACTGCTGGCGGCGCGTTGATTTACCAGTCTGGCGGCACTAACCCTGCTGTTGCAGTTCTGGATTTCGGCTCTGACAAGACCTCTACTGCGGGTGACTTCACTATTGTCTTCCCGGCGGCTGATTCGAGCAACGCCATTATCCGTATTGCTTAAAATAGGGTTCCGTCATGGTAACGCTAGTAAACAGAGCAAAAATGTCTACCCCCACTACGGGTACAGGCACGCTGACGTTAGGTTCAGCCGAAACTGGTTTTCAGTCTTTTGCTGCTGCCG